AAGCGTCTTTTAAATAGAGGCATACCCTCTTTACTATGCCCTCTAGGGAACGTAATCGTTTCACCTGTTTCAATGTTAGTTGCCCAAAACGGCTGATTCCCGACTGCAGGATCAATAAACATTTTTTTAACCCAAGCATGTCCACTTCCTCCAGGGTTGGTTGTAGCTCTCATATAAAGACCTAAGTCCTTGAAACTACTACGTAATCTTGATCTCATATAATCCCAAGCGTAAGGGCTAGACCATTGGGTAAGCTCATCGAATCCAATCCAGTTAAAAGCCTGACCTTGATAGCGTGTGACATCCGTGTCTTTATCAAGATAAGACATCCAAAGTCTGCCACCCTGAGGAGAAGTCCATTGCGATTTACGTTCCGACCACTTAATTCCAGGTATAGCACGAGGATATAACTCCTGACTTTTTTGTATTAGCTCTCTTAATTCTTCTGTAGTATGTCTTACTAGTAGTCCTGAGAAGTTAGGATCATTCAGTCCATGTAGAGGATCAGCCAACATGGCGTAACTCTTACCTCCACCAGCACTTCCACCATAAAGTACTTCTCGTTCTGACGCACTAAGGAAGTTTGTCTGTGGGCCAGGGTTAGGCTTAAATACTACCTGCTGAGCTTCTTCTACATCGTATTCAGGTGCCTTAACTTGTGCAGGTACAGTTTCTACTACAGGTTCTTCAGCTATCTTTGTCAGGTTCTGTGTAGGCTCCTGCACCTTTCTTTTCAAGCTTTTCGATTTGCTCAAGCGTTTCTTGGAGCCACTTGGCAAGCTTGCGTTTAATTGCAATTGCTTTTCTACGTTTCTGCTCAACTTCAATTCTCTTCTTTAACCCTGTGAACGTTATAGTTCTACCAGTCTCTTTGCTTAACCACTGTGCTACTGCACGATAACTATACTGCTTAAGGTGGCGCTTTGCAAGCTCTAAAGCTTCAAGCTCTGATTCAATGGGTAAGAGTAGTCTGTCGTTCTCAGGATCTATCCTGTAACCAAAGGGTATCCTCTTTGTTATCTTAACTATAGGGTGCCATTCTTTTGTGTGGTTCTTGGGAGGTAATGGTAACTGCCAGAACCCTAAATCTCTCTCAGGTATTATTCGTTTGTACCTTCTTTTGGTGGCAGATAGAATACACCCCCGCCAGATGTTACGTCTACTTTGTCTACCTTACCAAGTCCTGCACGATCTAGCAAGTCCTTAGCTGCAACCATCTTCTCTTTTATGCCTAGCTCTGTAGGATCATACAAGGCACCAACCATTGCCATAGCAGCCTTAGGGGCAGTACGAGCAAAATATGTACGTGTCCTGTCACCGATCTCATCCTTAAGCGCTTCTACAATAGCTGATGTGCTAGACGCAGGATCATAACCCGCCATCTTCTTAGCAGCTACAGCATCACCGCCAGCCTCATCAAAGAGTACCTCTAGGAAGCGCTGCTGCTTTTCTGTTAGTGCTCTAGCCATGTTGTTTCCTTACCACTTGCCTTGTTTTACGCCTAAGAAGTACATCAGAATAATTAAAGAACCTACACCTGCAAGCGCTACTGCAATGCCTACAGACCAGTTAATGCATTTATCTATAAACTCTTGCTTCTTATAGACTAGCTCACGTTGTTCTTTACGTTGCTTTGCTTCTATACGTACTATCTCTTCCCAAGCACTAGGGCCATACGTCCAAGATATATGGTTCTTAAGCTCTTCTCGCATCTCTTTGAGCTTTTGCTTCTGCGCCCATATGTCTAATGCAGTAGCCTGGTTGTTATTAAACATCTTGTACATAGGAGGATTCTTAGCTTTATCCTCTAAGAAGTCCAGATCACTTACAGCCTTAGACCATTGAGATATAGTACCAGCCATACCGCTGATCTCACGACCTACAGATACAGCTTTCTTGATACCATTATACGCTGCTGTAGCAGTAGCCATAGCGGTAATAGGATCAATCATCCTACCTTGCCATATCTCTATGGTCTCTGTTGATGTACCGTAGCTCACTCTCCATAACAGCTACCCGTTGTTTAAGTTTATTTATCTCACCGATAGCTAAGGTCATAGATGCAAGATTATCCCACAACTCTTCTACGTCATCCCATACGTATTCTATCTCTATAGCATTACCTTCAACATCACGCTTAAGGTTAATGTTGTCCTCAATAGCCATACGTGAGCCTAACTGGCTAACAGTCTCTTCTAGGCTTGCTATTGTGGAAGCCTGTTGTGACACCCACCATACACCACCAGCAAGCTGAACAGCCATAGCAGCCACAAGGGCAATAGGTAGTTTAACATTCTCCACAATAGCTCTCCTAACTATTTGAAACCTTCACCGATAACGTTGCGTATCTCTCCACGTGCGATACCAATATCATGTAATTCTTTGTCTGTCATGTTATGTAGTAACCAGAAGTCAGCACGTGCTTGTTGTGCTTTTTGTATGCTTACTAAAAAGTTGGACAGTGTTTTAACGATTAATGCGTACATTTTATGTTCCTATGTATTGAGCCAGCACTATTGCTGGTTTGCCTACATAGTTATACATAAATGTGTAGTAGTTACCTCTAATAAGTTTGCATACCCGTTATGACTTACTAGGTAGGCTGATAGTATTCTTCACCCGACATAGTTACGTGGTATGTACCTGCTGTCTCAGCAATGCAGCTTATCACCTGGCTGTAATGCTATGTATCCACCACCTTCTACTACCTCATGCATAGAGTTAGCACTTGATGAGAAGTCATCTACGATATAGTGATGCGTAGTAGTGGCAGCTTCATACCAATACACACTGATCTTCTTATTATTAGCTGCGCTATTAGATAAGTGCAGGAACTTAACCAGACAAACAAAAGTATTAGGACATACATACAAATCTTGAGGGCTTGATGAGCTAGTAGAAGTTACATCAATAGATTTAGTTACATACTTTGCACTGGTTAAGACTGCCATTACTCATCAACCCATGCTTCATTCTCTGGTGTGTTAGGGTCATCCTTTACAAAATGACCTTTATCTGTACGAGCACGTTTCTTGCCAGCAGGGGCTGCAGCCTTCTTAGGTTTAATCTTCTTAGCTAACTTGCCTAATAGTGGTGACTCATCCTGTTCAATACAGATAGCTGTAACGTTAGGGTCTTTACTCTGTACGTTGCCATAGTTATCTTCACCTGCAGACTGATTACCCATGGAGTCCCACACGTAGCCATGCTCATCTACACGATAACCCTTAGCTTCAAGGGCTTCTTGATACTTGTGATAGTACTTCATTACTTGCCCTTCTTAACTGGACGTGCGGGTTTCATATCTGCACCACAGGCTAAACCACCGTGAGCGTAACCCATCTTCTTGGACATACCACCCTTCATGTATCCCGTCTTCTTAGTCATGCCGCCCTTCATGTAACCCATCTTCTTAGCTACTTCAGGTGCTTCTTTCTTAAGAGCCATCATACCTTTGTTCATCATAGTCATAATCCTTTTAAGTTAAGTTCTATACTTTGCTGTCTTCTTCGCAACTTTCTTAGGTTGAGCCACATGCTGCTTACCTGCCTTAGCGCCTTTTCTTTTTGCTCTACTTGTAGCGGCATACTCACTACTGCTAAGAGACTTAATAGCCTTAGCAGGTAAGTAACGTTCACCAGTAGCATTAGAGCCTTGCGTGGAAGGCTTACCGCTCTTAGTACGCCAGTTCTGCTTTGTCCACTTCTTAAGACTTTTTTGACTTTTTGCTACTGCCATCCGCTTTAGCCTTTGCTGTTTTACTTAGATCTTTATAGTGAAGTAACTTCTTAGAAGCCTTAGACATACGAGCACCTGTCATAACAGTACCATCTGAATGCTTGTGTGTCTTACCACTATAGAGAGTACCATCCCTAAGGTAATGCTTAACACCCTTCATGACTTGTAGCCCCCACCCTTAGCTTTGTATTGCTTAGCTACCATTTGAGCTTTACGTGCTGACCACTGTCCAGGCTTTCCACCCTTACCACCAGCCTTTACTTTAGCTACGAGGTTCTTACGCATAGTAGGCTTAGTGTAGTTACCTGCTGCGTTTACTGTTGATTTAGACTTAGCCATTAGGCTGGCTCCCCATTGTAGCGCAGAGCTACACAAGTAGGTGTGATGACTGCGTGGCTATACATATCCATGATCTTACGTGACTCAGCTACTGTAGAAGCCTGACATTCCTCCTCACTACTGAATACGTAGGGGCTAGTCAGTACTTGGCAATGCTCAGCTAAAGCAGACATACATACCATGATGACACCAAGAGTACCTACCATTTTACTTTATCTGCCCAGTACGCAGCTGAGAGCTTACCCTTCTTGATATTCTTAGCATGTCTAGCTTTGAAAGATGCACGTTTCTTCTTCATGCGATCAGATTCACCCGCTTTAGGTTTACCTGCCGTTGATGCTCCCTGTTCACCAAAGCGGATGAGCTTAATGGTGTCACCTTCTTTGGCAAGTACAGCGTGGGATTTAGTCGGATGCTTAGGGGTACGCTTGGGTTTGTTGTAACCTTCAAACTTCTCACCTCTATATTCAATCGCCATAAGGTCTTTTCCTATCGGGGTCTAACACATCGTTACGAGATAACATGCCTTCTAAGTACATAGCTCTCTCTACGTGATCTAAAGTGTACTTCACACCAGTGTCAGCCTCTATTGCAGCACGTACATAGAATACATCACTACGAGGGATATGAATACGGCGTATACGTTTAGCACTACCGTCAGCTAACGCAGAGTAAAACTCTTCTAATATATTATCGTCTGCATATAGTTGTACAGGTTTAGAAGGCATTGTCAACACTTTTCTTAATAAAAGAAAGGTACGTGTCGCAAACTACATGTTAGGAGAGAGGAGACATGAGGAGAGTGTACACATATGTTTTGTGACACGTACCAATAGTGCAACACTTATATTTATACAAGTTTATGTGTGTTACATATGGATAGTGTACAAACTATAAAGAATGGTGTCAACCCCTATAGTTAAACTCTCTAAGTTAAACTCTTCCTATGTCCAGTAACCTTATTAACACACTTTTTATATAGTTAAACTATTTATTATTTATTACTTGTATTAAGTTTAACTTAAATGTTTAACTCTGTCTACTACTACTACGTAGTTATACTCCACAGAACATACGTGTCAATCCCTAAAATGCACGTACCCAGGATAATGTTACTAATTATTACAGCTTTGTAAAAATGTGTGATGTAAATGCACCACTTTTATAGATATAGGTCTGTATTACTGACATAATATGCCAAACCTAAAATACCCGTGCGTGTAGTTGTGTATATATACGTACCCCATACCCCGCCATGGCCCTCGCACCCCCCTCGTTTTTACTGGTATTGTGCTAAATCAGTGGTGTCAGACTACCTAAAGTGTTGATTTTGTTACGTTCTATAACTGATGTATCCACAATAAATGGCTAAAAGAGGCGTTTTTCTAGGCAGTTTCAAAACTGTGATCACAAATCAAAGAAGGATGCACAAAACGTCAAACCATATCCCCCTTCTTGTGATCACAAATATGATACCCCCTAAAATCAAAACCCGTTCGTGATGTATAATAGAAAACGCGCGTGTAGTATTACATCCGCGAGGCAGCGATTTAAGCCATAGCCCATAAAAGCAACAACATTATCCAACAAAAACATACAGTTATAAAATAATTAGGGTAAATCGTAAAAAAGTTCTAGACATTCAGAAACAATTCATGCCAATGTTGATACATCGAAAGCGACAAGGCGAAACGCACAAGGTTAAGACCTAGCACAAGCCAGCGTCCTAGACGATCAAGCCGCATAGAAGAGCCGCATAGAATACGCAGACCGAATAAAAGACTTGACTAACAAAACCGAATCAGCCCACGATAGGGCAACACAACAGGCCAACACACTTCAGGCCAAGCGAATGAGTGGTTTAAGCAGCCACAGTGACGATACCCGATTGGATCAGGCATGACAAAACCTGTGACATTGAGCAAGGGAAGTAGGCACAGAATGTCCTTGAGAACGGGGCTTGAGAACGGTGACTTGAATCAGCCCGTCTATAGTGCTGGTCTTAGATATAGCTAGGGTAGGCACAACCTGGTTTCCGCTTGGATTGTGCCTATCTCATGGTGTATCTGACCAATCACCAGTACAAATATAACCTCATAAAAGGACGACCAAAATGTATAAAGTTGAAAAGAATATCCCTATGCCTAATCCTACTCGCAATGGATTACCTTATTATAAATACCCCTTCTTCACGATGAATGTGGGCGAAAGCTTTGCTGTGCCTGTAGATCCGACTACCACCCTAAACTACATCCGTGTGGCTAATCGTGTGTCTGTGAAGATCCAAGTCCAACAAAAGCACAAGGATAATGGTGGCCGTAAATTCTGCTACCGCACAGATAAAGTTAACCGTGTGATTCGTGTATGGCGCACAGCATAAAAACTTTCTTGACAGGTAGGCGCTGCTGTGCCTACTCTCTGGATAGTTTAACACAGAAGGATTGACCAGATGACCCAATATGTTCGCAACATTCTAAAGCTATACCGTCAAGCGTCAAATGATGACACAATCAATGGCGTTGAATGGTACGCTCGTGCTGAACGTGTGGCGGTACAAATAGCTGACACTCACAAGCTACCCGTCAACACTGTGATCGGTGTCATGGCCGCGCTATCACCTAACAATAGGTGGGAACGTAACTGTAAAGACACCGACACCATGTGCGCTGCATGGCAGAGTGGCGACAGCTTGGATGACTTCAAGGTGTCATGCTATAACACGATGAAACAGAAAGCGTGGTCTATATTACAGGATGACTTGATTGATGATGATGACATTCTGACACGCTTGAACGGGCAGAAGATACGCTCATTCTACTCTAACATTCGTGGACTGGATGAAGTGACTATCGATGGACACGCTCTTAATATTGCTCGTGGTCAACGTGAAGGATTGACTTCTGATAAGACTAACATGGGCAAGCGTCAATATCGTGAATTACAGGTGGCGTATGTCAAAGCTGCCAAGCGTGTGAAGGTAAAGCCGCATGTGCTACAGGCTATCACTTGGACTACATGGAAACGCGTCCACAATATCTAGGAGAGACTAACATGATCTATGCAATAGCTGATGTACCGCATGAAGACTATGACAACTATGACATGCTCAATAAACTCTTTCACGCATTGTCACCGCATGGCTGGAAGAATAGCACTTGGAAGAATGACACCTGCCCGTCACTCCAGAAAG